CAGGATCTACTCCGTCCATAAGGCGTGCTCTCATCATTTCAGTACCACCTTTGGATTTACCTGATAGTTCAGACTCCTCAACCACACCTTTATAGATACAGCTCATTTATTAAACTCCTTTTGTAAATTCTTTTAATGAATCCCAACGAAAAGAACGCCATCCTGGTGCCTTCACGTCATAAACCGCGAGAACATCACTGTTAGGTTTTTTCTTTTGGATTTGTTCCTCAATATCTTTTTGAGGTGGCAACATCTCTTCACTGAGTGTTGCAAACATTAGTCGCTCATCACCATTCTTTTTTGTGAAAGTAATTTCGCATACACCGACTTTAAGTGCATTAATAATTTCATTCTTGTCCATAATATAATCTTTCTATTTTAGTTTAGTTAATCTTCAAATTTAATCAGTTCAAAATCTCTTAAGATTTCAAAGCAGGTGGTTGCCGTATCATTCGTCGGTTCAGATTTCATACGTGCAATAAATTGATCTACGTATTGCAATTCTTTACCGTGGTCGGCTGCGATACCAAGAGCTTCGAAAAATGTTTCAATGTCATATGGATTTTCATAGAATATCCGACTCGAGTATTTTTCCTTCTTGGTCGCATTTGAACTTTTGCTCTTTGACATTTTTATATGTTACTTCCTTTTCATAAATATTTTCTAATGCACTATGAAAAGCTCCGAGCGTGCCATTATTATGTATCCTGTACGTTTTAACATCAAACTTATAATCTAAAACATATTTGGCCTGGATTGGTGTTGCATAAGAGTTAACAATTTCTTCTACAACTTTACCATTAAAATACCGTCTTGAATCGGTTGAATAGTCACATCCATCGCGAGTCAATTGGACCAAGATAAAATTATCGGAACCAATAGTATTTATAACAGGTTTTAATTCGTCAACAAAACCGCCATCTGAGATAGCATAATCCTTTGATAAATCAATTTCATTTGCCACCTGCAAACCAAAGTAATCCAAACCTTTTCTTGGTTTGACAACTATTTCAGAAACATAGATCATTGCTTCACGGCAAGACATATGTCCGATATCCATATGAGGTACTTCTTTTACTAAGCGGTCGTCATATCGTTCCATGAACCAATCATAATTACATCCAAAGTAATTACAAGTTTCTTTATATAACTGATATTTAAAAGAAAGGTGCTTATAACCTTTTTCTTTAAAATAATCAGCGGCAGCATCTTTGCCTGATTTGGGTGGTCCGTTAAATAGGAATATCATATAAAAGTATCTTCCACAATTAGTTTTAGTTCGGCACTGATAGCAGTGTTCCATTCATCAGGCATCATACCTGACAAAATAAAGTCACGGTCTTCATCAGTAAGATACGGAAGACATTCATCAACACTGCCGTAACCTGACTGATACATTGCCCAGCCTTGTGGGTCAACAGGAATATCCTTTGACCGAGTAAGACCGGTGTATGCTGATTTGCGTTTGATAATCATTGGTATCTCCTTGTGATTCTAGACTATAATAATCTATTCTATAAGATATGTCAATGACTTTATGTGGTTTCGGTGAATTTTTGCTTGGACAATTCCATTATAATAATCGTCACGCAATAAAACATCACGTAAGATTTGCTCCCGGAGTTCTAAATATCCGAGCTCACCTTTCTTATGGCATAGGTGTAGTATTTCTCTATGAAAATTGTCGGCGCCTTTTTCTTCAACCATCAGTTTGACTTCTTCAGATGAACCATAATATTTTTGCCAATCAGTCTCAACGATTTTAATACGTCGACGGGTTTTACCTTTAAGAGGTGGTAGGCGCCTTTTTGACATTAGCAATTTTTTGCCAATGTATTTCTTATCATTGGATTTGTCCGTAATACAGTAAACAAATCCAATATAGTCTTTAATCATTTCTGAGGTAAATTCTTCACCTTTATGAAACCACATAATATAACTCCTTTGATAGAGTTATTTATGTCAGTCCTCACGAACGCCGTTTCCCCAATCAATTACTACAGGAAACCTTGGAATGCCATCAGGTGTTGGTGCAAAGTAACGTAAAGTACACCAATTAGGTTTATCACTGTTGTTATACATTTCTTTAAGTAATGCTTGATTGCCACGTACACCTGCACCAAATTGAGTACCATCTTTTAATTCAAGGATAAACCGTTTGATATGTCCTGACCAATTACCTTTACCTTCTTCAACACCGATAACTGTAAACTCGTCAGTTAGAAACTCTTTACGTTTAAGTAAAAACTTTGACCGTTTGTTTTGTTGGTAAACATTATCAGCACGGACCATTTGTCCTTCGTAACCTGCTTCAAGGTATCCACCATATTTAGCGTCAATTTCTTCAAAGCTATGTACTTCTTCTGTTTTAACAACTTGAATACACGGGTCAAATTCCAATAGGCATAATTCATCAATTCGTTTTGAAAATACTTCATTTGAACTGATTAGATCATAAACGTGATATTCTACCAATCTTTTTGAGTCTTTAATGTCCCAAGGTTCTGGTTTTGTTTTGCGGACCAACGATGTGATCTTATTAAAGTTTTCACGGAGGTCATGGTTGTATAACTCACCATCAAGAATAGCATCAGGATGTTTATCAAAATACCATTTTAAACTTTCATGGATATGAGGTACACTAATGATTTCTTTAAACCCACGAGACCACAATCCATCCGCTCGAGCAATACACCGAATACCATCTAATTTTGGTTGAGTATAATATCTTTGAGTTTCAAAGTTAATTGTAACATCTTCATACTTTGCAGCCAACATTGGTTTGATCTTAGTGAATTTATCAATATCAGCAATGGTTTTGAAATAGCCACGTTCAAGTTTTTTATCATAGTCTGAGTTCATTTCAGATACAGCCTGTTCCTCAAGTGAGGTTTCATTTGCCTTACCGACATTTTTTTGCTCAACTATTTTCCAACCTGACGTGACTTTTTTGCCGTCCAACAAACCTGCTGTACTGCGCCAACCATAGGTATCACCATCTACTCCTACTTCACCAAACCATACACGGATTGCTTCTTTTGAATCACGTTTATAGATTGATTCGGTATTCATAATTATCTTCATTTACTTAACATCCTCATACAGGTAAATACTGAATTTTCATTAAGACAATCCGACCAAATGTGGATCAGATACCAACTAGATAGTACCAGAGCAAATGCTATTGCTGTTCCATAAATAAGTTTAGTCATTTGATATTTCCTCCTCTTCTTCAAATCGCACAAATGCTTTAAGTGTTCTACCATCATCTTGTAGTTGAAACTTTAGCTCTTGTACACGGTGTTTTGCATAGGCGCGGCCTTTATTATCCACAACCTCAAAACGAGTAACTTTGTCACCAAACATAATGTACTCATCATCAATAATCATATCAGTTGTAAGTTTCATTAGCGCCTCATACTTGCGATTGCAACCGCATCTTCTTTACGAGTGATAGGAACACCGTTAGATTTATGCATTTGACCAATACCGATAATATAATTACCAGTATATTGTGTTGCTTCTTTTTTAGCACCGTTACCAGCAACCTTATCAGAGGTCATACGTGGTCCTGTGTCATAATCAGGAATAATATTAGTATTACGTGCCTTTGTTTTACCAACACCCATCTTTGCCAACCATTTCTCATGCTCGACCGCCGCTTTTTTATCACGTGGTGTTAATTTCTTTTTTGAATTACCGTGGACTTGTACACCACGAACCATATGCATGGACATTAAGCTGCCTCCATTTCCATTTGCTTTTCAATACGTTCAGCCCAAGTTTCGTAATGCTCAGCCATCATAATGATTTCTTCAAGAATAGTTTCACGGTCTTTACCAAAATTATCTGAGCGACGAGCTAAGCCACGTAAACGTTTTGCGAATTCCATTTGATCTAACATTATTATACCTCCACGATCATAGTTTTAAGTTCTTCTTCATCAAATCCGTGGCCTGCACCGAGTACTTGTTCGGTTAATTCTTGGATCATATCAAAATTTTCAGAACCAAATGTGTAAAGAGGATTTCCTCCAGCAGGACCTTCTTCAACACGCATAATTACACGGCAGCCATGTTCAGCTGCGAATTGTACAACTTCTTTGTGGTCAGCTTCGGATGAAATGTCGAGTTCAACGGTGTATGTCATAATATGATTCCTTTATTTGATGATTCTAATCTACACTATTAGAACAGGAATGTCAATAGTTAAAAAGGACCATCTCCAAAATTTCTCGTGTTCTCGATTTCATTAGCTAATTCATTATAACCGCCAATATATTTTCCGTGCCACCAAATTTGAGGAACCGTTGTATAATCAGATTTGCGTTCAAGCAATTCCTCTCTAAAATTTGTAAAGGTTATATCTTTATATTCTGTCACAATATCGTGAGACTGTGCAAGTCTTTTTGCTCTCAAACAATATCCGCAAGTTGGTGTTCCGTAAATTTCAATCATCTTCTTTCCTTTTTGTTATGTATGCACCTTCAGGTAAGTCGAGGGCAAAACCAAAATCCCTAAACATTTCAGCAGTCATAGCGATTACACTATATCTTTGAAGATCTTCATCCCATTGCCTAATGTAAACAATATCCTCATAGATAATATATTCAACATCTTCATAATGGCCACTTTGATCTAATACTTGAACTGCAGTTTCATCCCAGTCCATTTCTATGGTAAACATTTTAGTATCTCCCAAGTTTCACGCCAATCTTTAACGTGATGATTTGTTCCTGCCTTATTAACACGTGCTAAAGGATAATCATTACCTCCGATATCCATTTTATCACCAAAGAACTGTATATCATCATCAGCATTAAAATCTTGAAGTATTTGTGATTTATCTTTACCGATAGGATATATGTCTAATCCAGTATCACCGCCAATCACGGCATGAAGACCCATTGATTCTGATCCAAAAACATAATTAAAGTTATTGGCAAGATTGCGTCTTTCATTTGTTTTCTTATCATATTCAATATAGAGTTTACGTTCACCGAGTGTGGCATTTCTACCAACGACACTAAAGTTAACACAACCTCGCCGTTCTTCAATGTGATTACCTGTTCTCAAAACAAATTCTGAAATAGTCAACTGAAGGTTGAGAAATGCTCGTACTTCATCAGGTAATTCCCAGGTTGATGCGTTTACAATTTGTCCTCTATGCCTTGTTTCGTTGCCAGAACAATTATAACAAGTAACAACATTTTCGGTAATATCAGCACCTAGTTGTTCCTTTGTTTTGGCATAGTCCGATCCTGTTACAATCCACACCTTATGAGTTTCCATAAATTTCAAAAAGAACTTTTTAAACTTACGGTCCATCTTTTGACGACTCGGTGTTAGTGTACCATCAACGTCAAAAATATATCTAATCATCGTCAGCCTCGTATATGTAAATGTCTACATCTTCATCTTTGATTACATCTTTTTTAAATCGTAGTTTAAAATACAACCATTTAAATTTTAATTTAAGAATAAGTTTTTCTATATTTGTCATAGTATAAATCCGCTATAAATTGGTGACCTTTTTCATTTGGATGAGAGTCTATCTCTGAAACCTTATGTCCTTGGTCGTATGTTAATAAACTATTAATACTATAACCACCTAGTGTTTTCATAAACGGATATCCAATATGGCTGTTTGGTTTAAGTCTCCACAGTTCTTCTAATTCACCAAACATACTTGTCCATGCTGATTCTGAAAACGGAATGTCGCCATATATTTTTGACAACGTGTGCCACTTTTCACGGTCAGTATATCCGCATAGCTGTCCACCGATGTAAGGTATATTAAAGGTAGAGCATAATTCCTGTATTTGAAACATACCATCTAAAAGTTGCCTCACCATATAAACGAAAAGGTTTTGAGTATTACCACCGTTGCTTGGTTTGTCAAATAAACCATAACTATATAATAGATCATAGAACGGTAACAATGCCCGTTCTTCCTGAGAAGTTTCAAATTTTTTATATGTTTTCATAGAAGGTACTTTATGGTTTGCAACAGTTGCGAACGGATT